ACGCCAATTGTGTTGGAGTACTAACGCAAAAAAGCCCTACACCCCCGGATAACAAGGGGTGTAGGGCACAATTGACAAATCAACAATATCCTTCGTTTGGCATTAAATGGCATTGATTGGCGTACGGTTTGCCCCATTTTTGCCCCACTGACATTCCTCCTTACCGCATCTCGTCGCCTCCCCTCGCCCTTTGAACATATCTCGATTACTGTATATGCAACCAGTACAGACAAGGCGCGACCGTGGACGCTATAGAAATTGAAGACACCAGCGACTGGCTTGGCTGCCCGACTGAGCTTGAGACCTGTCGTTATTTCCTGCGCATAACCGAGAACGAGGTGCAGGAACTGACTCTGCAGTTACGCAAAGCTCGCGAAGACATCTTCGGCCTGGTGCAAATGCATGCGGATGTCACCAAAGAGTGCGGAGTGCTACGTGCGGAATTGTTGAAAGCCAGGGCCGACCTTGCAGATTCAAACCGTAGAGCCACCGATATTGAGACGAAAAGCAGCTGGGAGTTGATGGCAAACAATAAGTTGATCAGCGAGTTATGCGCAAAACTCAAAGACTTGACTGGAACCGATCCGCTGACCGGAAGAAAGTAGAATTATCGGCTCACTTCGCGAACGTAAGCTTGGCATGCTGCCAGTGCAATCAGTCCTTGGTCGCCGCCGTCGGTGATGGCGACAATTCGTTGAGCATGCGCTGGGTCAAGTTGGGCGCGCGCTCCTCCATAAACCACGCTGCCGGCGCCGGGACTGGCTGGCACCGAGCAACGACTGGCTGGATCCGCAGTGTCGAGGAGGACTGACAGCCGCAAATCAGAAGTGGCAAGGCGATCGCGCAGGCGAGCTTGGTTGGTTTGAGCATCACTCAGTTCCTTATAATGGGATTGCTCGCTGCCCGACAGGCGCTGCTCGAGCTCCAGGCGCTTATTCTGATCGGCGCGGACCTGGGCGGCGGCCGCGTTGCTAATGGCTGACAGGTCATCGCTGTGCAATCGGGCCTGTTCGGCGAGCTGCTTGTCGTAGCTGTTCGCCTGCCAGCGCCATGCGACCGCCCCGCTACCGGCCGTCAGCAGCGCAACCAATACCAGGGCGCAAACGACACGCCATTCAAGCGGAATCACGCCAGCACCGCCAACGCCTTTGCCCACAACTTCAGCCGATCCGCCTGGCCATTGAGCCCTCCGTTGATCCGACGGGTGATGGTTTCGAACTTGTCGGAATCGGCCAGCGTGTTTAGTCCCTTGGTCGCCCAGAACCACGCAGCCGACAGGCACGCATACTGCGGCTGCTCGAGCAACTCCGGCTGGCTGATCAGGTCCAGGCCGAGCGCTTCGCCGCACGCTGCGTAGTTGGCTCGACCGGTGATCTGGATCAGGCCCCGGCCACGATACTTGAAGCCATCGCCCGCGACGGTGTTGCCCAGGTCCGCCCGCCCCTCGTAGCCCTTCTGGGCTAAGGTTGGCCCCCAAATCTCACGGACGTAGACCAACTGGCCAGACTCATGGCCGATCTGAGCGATGAATGCGGCGACACGCTTGGCCCCGACAATCTGGAACCGCTGCATTGCCGTATTAAGGACAGGTGCAAAAACGCCGGCTTTGGCGCCGGCGTTCGGGAGAATCTGCAGCAACCGCTGCTGGGTGATGGACATGGTTTTCCCCAGGCGTAAAAAAGCCCGCTCAGTGGCGGGCGCTTCGTTGATGCCTTATGGCAGCTGGTCTGGCGGCAACTCAGGATCCGGTTCTACCGGGCGAGTACTTAGGTGCCATGCCTCCCCGTCAAATACGCATACCTGGGCACTATCAAAAGAAGGCGGCTCAATCGAAGTTGAGTGCGCTGGGTAAAGAAAGATCCCCGGCTCCAATGGCGACTCAAAGGCATCGGTCAGTCCGATGAACTCGCCAGTGTCAGGGTAAAAGCTAAAAGCAATTACGGACCGCGTCATGATACGTACCTCAGTTAATATTTAATGCACGGTAGGAGCGCGATGTTTTTCACGCGCGTTTCTGAACCGCTGCCCGCCCCGAATGTGGTGGACGAAGACCCAGTACCCGGCTGAAGAACAGTGGTACCGGAGCCGACTTGGACGACAGCAGTAGAGCCATAGGAGTGACCGTGAACAGGGAACTGGTCAGCTTGATAACTACCAAACACCCGGCCCGCGTCCATGCCTCGGCCGTTATCCCAGCCTCGAAAATCCACGCCGCGCCCATCAGGGACGTTAAACGTCGTAGAGCCATCACCGACACCGTGAGGCGCGATTACCAGAGCAGCGGCGGCGTTGGTGGCCGTGGCATTCGCCGACAGGGTGATGGTGCTGGCACCGACTGCCGAGACGGTTGCACCGGCCGGAATACCCGGCCCGCTAATTGGCATGCCGACCCACATCGACGCAGGGGCTGGACTGGTCACGCCGGTGATGCTGTTACTGCCATTGGTGACCGAGCCAGTGGTCTGCGCAGTAATGGCATTAAACAAGTTGGTGTATGTAGCACGAGAAACCGCCGAACCGTTGGACGCCAGGAAGGTGGCAGGGGGGGCCATTGTGGCGAACCACTCCATCTGGCCAGGCACAGCGCCAAGCCCGGCATACAAGGTGTTGGCCTGGCCAAGTGACAGCGCGTGCTGACTTTGCGTGGCCGCCGCGACTTGCGTAGCGCCCCCCGAACAACTGATCAGCACCCACTTATCCAGGGTCAAGGAGTAGGCCACCGTGCAGGTGCCCGTCGCGAAAATTTCCCCGCCCTGCAGCGCCGCGTGCGCCAAGCCCACGATGGCTTTGGCGGCCAGGCCACTCGGCGAAAACGTGCTGGCACCGGTGTTCGACGTCAGCGCTTTAAAGTGAAGCGTCATACCATCGGTCAGCGCGGTAATGACCGGCGCATAGGCCACCGTATAGGCGCTGCCGGCCCCGGTGTCAGCGGCATACAGACCGGTCCCGGCCTGAACCTGAGCCACCTGTATCGCGTGCAGGCTTTTAGTCGCCGGGGCCAGCGGCAGGGCGCCGCCCGTGCTATCAACCAGGATCCAGGAGCCGCCACCAATGGAGCTGTTGTACTGCAGCCACACGTCACCATTGGCGATGATCTCACCGCCCTGCAGCGCACCGTGACCACCGCCGACAATCGCCTTGGCCCCCAAGCCATTCGGGTTAAACGTGCAGGCCCCGCTATTCGCGGTTTTCGCTTTGACCTTCAGTACCATGCCGTCAACCAGGGCGGTGATCGCCGGCGTAAAACTCGCCGCGTAAACGTTCGCGACCCCGGTATCCAGCGCATAAACGACCTGGCCTTTCTGCGCGATCTTGTTGATGGCCGCCGCCAGCTGGGTGTTGTCGTTTTCATCAGGCACCAATCCGCTCGCGGCGATGAGCACCAGGAGTTCATCGGTGACGGCATTGCCCCACTGGGCGGGGATCAAGGATCCCGGTGTCCCGGTGACGGCGTCCTCGTCAACAAACTTGCCGCCGACCAGCCCGATACTCGGGAGGCTTTTTGGATAATCCACGGTGTTTCCCCTTAGTCAAAATTGATGTGCACGACGGTGTGCGCCGGTGCGGTGCGGTGGATCAGGCACTCAATGGCGTTACCGGGATTGGCGCCGAAGCGCTCGCCCCAGTAGCTGACGCCAAAGCGCCGCCCTTTCTTCTGCCGGCTGCCGGTGTTGAGCGTCCACATGAACTGCGCGTTCCAGGTGCCGAAGCGCGCCGCCCCAAACCGCGAACGCCCCATACGGGGCGCTCGATGCTCGGTGATGGTAGCGTTCGGGTAGCCCTGGCTGACGGCGATGGCCAGGAAGTAGGCGCGGCTCTGCCCCCCCACCTCGACCAAGCGCCGGCGCACCGCCAAACGCCGATCTTCAAACGCCGGGTTCAACCCCAGGCACGGATCGGGCAAGCCCATCACCGCCTCCCAATCTGGCACCAGCTCACTGACGCCGGCCGGATCCATTTCATTCAGCAGGTCGACGGCCCGCCCTTCGAGGCGCGAGAACTCGAGGGCGACCCCCTGCAACACCAGCTCGATCTCCGGGACCAGCTCGGGATCCCAGGCCGGGCCTGACGGCAGCAGCCCGCGCAGCTGCTGACGGTATTGCTCAGCCGTGCGCGCTACAGCCATGTGATACCCCCGAACGTCAGAATTTCATTGGTCGTCGGTACCTGGTCCGCCACCGGCGCCGTCAGCTGGTGGTCAGTTTCGCCTGCGGAGCCACTGACCGCTTCACGGATATGAGTGATCAGCAGCGTGTCGCCGAGACCGGCTTCGCGCTGATGCAGATCGCGCAGCTGCACCTCGACGGCGGCGCGCACGGCTGAGGTATCCGGCACCGCGTGGATGCTGTACAGCACGGGCCGCAGCACCGGCGGCAAGACGTACAGCTCGGCCGTCACCGGGCGCGGCGCCTCGATGTAGGCTTTCACCTCGGCCAGCTGCGCCGGATTCGGCACGGGCACAACATCCTTATCGCGCATCACGAACAGCCCGACGGTGCCTGGTCCCAGGTAATTACGCCGGCACCAGGCGCGGGTGACGCCCGGCACTTCCAGCGCCCAGGTCTCGTAATCCTCCGCCGAGCCACCGTGGGCAATCACCCGGTAGGAGCGGATCACCCGCGCGCGTAGCGCCTCGACACTCTCCTGGGCCACCCCGCCGGCCAGGCCAGGGGCCAACACGGTAAAGGTGCTGGCCACCCCCGCCACCGGCTGGACCAAGGTCAGCGTCAGGCCGGCGTCGGCATTGCCGAGAGTGCCGGCGTCCACCGCCTCCAACGTGGTGCTGTTGAGCCCGGCCACCGTGGTAACGCCGACGGTGACCTTGTAAGTGCGGCCATCCGCGGCCTGCAGCACGGTGTCGACATCGAGCACGCCACCGGCGGCGGCCATGAAACTGGCCGGGCCTTCGGCGGGCTGGGCCGGCTTACGCGGCTCGTTCAAGCGCAGCGCGGCGATGCGCTCCAGGGTTTCCTCATCCGCCGAATCCGGCAGGATTTGATCGGCCATCCAGTTCAGGTAGCCGTACAGCCCATAGGCCACACCGGCGTGCGCACGGGCCAGCACCTGCGCATCGGAGCGGCGCAAGGCATCGCCCGCCAGGTCGGCTTGGGCGCGACTGACCAGCACCGGTAGCGTGGGGGTTTCATACGGCATAGATCACCTGCCAGGCAGAAGAAGGGTTGATGTTCAGCCGCGCGCCACTGGGGACCGTCAGCGTGGTGAGCAGGTTTAAGCGATTGAGGTCGACCTGCTCACTGCTGATCTCGAGGCCGATCACCTGGCCATCGTCAAGCAGCCACTGCAGCGCCTCGCGCGCGTAGAACTCGGCATCGCGCTGGGTTTGCGCGGTCAGCTTGACCCGGCGCAGCAGCCACAAGCGCGAGCCGATCCGGTCATCGGCGATGGCCGGGTAGCTGTCGCCCCACCAGCCGAACCGCTCCTCGTCGTCGACCGGGTCATCGGTGGCGGCGCGGCGCCAGGTGTAGAGGCTAATGATCACCGCCCGCGTCAGGTCGGCGTGCAGCGCGTCGGCGCTCATCCCGCACCTCCCACGGGCGGCCCGCTCTGGCCATCGCCGCCCTGCACGTTGCCGTGCAGGTGTTCGATTTGACTGATGCCGCCGGCGACCTGGTCGCCCTGCGATTCAATCCGCCCGGTCTGGGTGATGGTCGGGGTGTCAAAGTTCACTGAGTTGGTCGCTTTGATGTTCAGCGTTTCGGTCTCGATCTCGATGATCCGTCCGCGCTTGAAATGGACCTTGTCGCCTTCATCGGTGTAGATCGCCACCTCGCCCGGCTTCAGCTCCTTGATCCGGTACCGGCGATCCGAGGCCACCAGCACCACGGCGTGGGACCGGTCGCCACCGAGAAACGCGGTCAGCACTTCGGCCTCGGCCAGCGGGTGACTGGTAAAGCCATACGCCTCGAAGTGCTCGGCGCCGTCCTTGATTTCCCCGGCGGTGAGACGCACCTGCAGGGTTTGGAGCTTGCGCGCGGCATCGGCCATGATCACCGTGCCGCGGACCAGCATACTTTTCAGGCTCATTTTTTGGTCTCGTAGTCAGCAGGAATCAGGTACTCGAAGTTGTCGGCCTTGCCGCCCTTCTTCGCCTTGCGCGCCTTGTGCGGATCCTTCGGCTCCGGTTCGAAACTGTCCGGTGGGGCGACTTCCAGCTTGGCCAACATGCCGGCATCGCTCAGCGAATAGGTGATGCGCGAAATCAGCAGGTCGCGATCAAAGCCAATGATCGGATCGATCACCCGCACCAGGGTGTTGTGCCGCCACAGCTGGCCATTGGACTGACGCCAGCCGTACACCGTGTAGGTGGTGGCCAGAGCTTTGCCCATGCGCGACCCGCGCTCCCAGTTGGCCCGCGCCTGGGCCAGCTCGTTGGTCATCTGCCCGGATTCCTGAATGATCTGCACCCGCCGGCGCTTGACCCGGTCATCGCTCAGGGTGGCGGACACCTCGGAGGCCGACGCGCCATATTCGTCATCGGTACCGCTCTTCTGCCCCAGCACCTGGTACTCGGAAAACACCCCCGAGAAATCCAGCGCAGCATCGGCGGACTTGATGTTCTTGCCGACCTCGAGCGCATCGAAGGCGCGCCCGCCGCTGCCAGGACTGGCCAACACCGCCATGCCGCGCGCATCGTCGGTGGAGAACACCCGGAACAAGGTCAGCAGCCGGTCAATCGAGGCGAACGCCGTCTCGCCCGGCTCGATGGTGTGGTCGGAGAGCTTGCTGCCTTCGGGGATTTCACTGCTGACGTTGATGTTGTACGGCGCCGCCAGCGCCTTGACGATGGCCAGCACGCTCTGGTTACTCCACTGCCCCGGCTTGTTCACCGCCGCGCAGTCGACCAGATCCGCGGTCAACGACCGCCCGCTGATGGACGTGGTGATCTGCTTGTCGTCGTAGCCAATCGGCGTGGCAAACGCCCAACCGGTCAGCACCAGGTCAGTACCGATGCGCACCTGACACTTAGCGCCCTCGCTAATGGGCCGGCGCTCGAGTTGCCCCGGCCATTGCCAGGTGAGGCTGAGATTAAACGAGCGCGCCTGATCTTCCAGGCCGGCGGTGATCTCCACCGTTTTCCAGCCGAAGTAGTCCAGGCCGTCGACCGTGAGGCGGACGGCGTTTTGTTCATCGGACATGAGTTACCTCTGGGCGATTTTGATCGGCAGCGCCGGCACAAAACCGGGATGGCGGATGCGGTTGCGTTGCACCAGCTCGGACTCGCGAGTGGCGTCACCGAAGCGCCGATAAGCCAGCACCAGGACCGACAGCGTCTCCGGCGGGGTCACATCGACCAGGCGCACCCCCGAGGCGGCCACCGCCGTCAGGTGCTTGACCAGCGCCAAGCGATGGTTGTTCAGCACCAGGTAATGCGCCGGGTCGGCCTTGAGCGAGGCCGTATAGATCGCCTCGTTGAGGCTGTCGCGCAGCGCCAGGACATCGTCCGCCACCGGCACCTCCGGGCGCACCAACGGCTGCAGGGCCTGCTGTTCCACCGACGGGGTCGAGCCCGGCGACACCGGCTGCTGGGTCACCGGCATGTCACTGACGATCAAACCGATCAGCACCAGCAGCGCGTCCTGCACCAGGTTGGCGGTGGCCTGCGCGGCGGCTACCGTGTCGTGGCCACCCAGCGGACTGACCGTGTCGATCGCGATGACCGCCTGGCTTTGCTGCGTCGTTTCGGCCAGCGCCGCCCGATAGCCACCGGTCGATCCGCCACTCGAACCACCACTCGAACCACCGCCAGAACTGGAGCCACCGAAAAAGTCGAACCCCGAGAAACTGCTGAAGTAGCTGGAGAACAGCGACGACAGCGTGCCGGGCGAGTTCATCAGCGACTGGGCAAACCCCGAGAGCGTCGAGAAGGTGCCCAGGAACGGCGCAAACTGCTGCTGGATCACCCCGTACACCCCCGACAGGCTGTTGCGCAGTTGCAGCAGCCCCAGCTTGGCCTTATTGACCGTGGCCATCGTCGACTGGTAACGGCCCAGTGAGGAATCCAGCAAGCTGTTGGAGGACGTCACCACTTGCTGCTGGGTGTTGACCTTGGCCGACGGCGACTTCAGCGGCAGGTCGGGGTAGAAGGTCAGTTCAAACGTCACCATCCCGCCCTGGGTGCGCTCGTGACCCATCTCGCACTCGCCGACCTTGACCTGCAGGCGCCCCAACCAGGGGTGCACCAGCTCGCCGGCACCAGGGGTTTGCAGGGCTTCGATCAGCTTGTCGCGCCGCTCAAAGCAGTCATCGCCCACCACCCACGCGGTCATTTTGTGCACTTGGGCCTGCATGCCCATTTGCTCAAAAAACGGCGTGTCGCGCTGCGGAAATTCATGCAGCGGACCCTTCATGCCCACCGGTACCGACGCCTGAGGAATCAAGAAACTGATCCCCCGGAACGAAGCCGGCAACAACTTATCACGCCACGTCGCCGTCATTGGTTGGGCCTCATAATTCCAATAGTTCGGGTACCGACACTGGGCTTAATGTTCAGACCCGGCTGGTTGGTTTTGGCTTGATCAACGGTGGTACCCGGCGGTGCGCCGTTGAGGTTGATGTTGAGCTCTCCATTGAGTTTCCGCGCCTGATTAGCCGATGCCTGTTGAAGCAACCCGCTAGATTGGTTAGCCAGATTCGGTCGACTCAACAACTTGTCCGTGCTCGGGATCCCCGCCGCGTTTTTCATCATCCGCTGATAACGCTGGGCGCCTTCGACTGCGCCGGCTTCCACGAACGCGCCGTCACCGCCGCCCGGTCCTGCGTTGCGTGCGCGCTGCTCTTCGGCGAACTTGTTGGCTTTATTGGTGGCGGTTTTGATGATTCCTTCACCACCCTCGCCGCCTCCGAAGTACTTCATCATCGGCTCGATAATCGGCTTCAATTTCGCCCAGAGATTCTGGAACCACTCAGTAATGGGCGCCCAGTTCTTGGCAATGATCCCAAGCGGAGTCCACTCAAACATGCGGCCGAGGAAGTCCATTACCGGCGTGGAGACGGCGACCAGAACATCCCAAAGCGCCGAGAACAACTCGGTCAGCGGCCCCCAGTTTTCGATCACCAGCCCGATCGGGGAGAATGCAAAGGCTTGCTTGAACCAGCCCCACAGGATCATCGCCGGACCTTTGATCTTTTCCCAGATCGCCTGAAAGTACGGTGCGACAGTCGACCAATTGGCGACGATCAGCCCTGCGGCAGCGGCAATGGCTACCGCCGCAATGCCGATTGGCGTTGCTGCAAAGGCGACACCGAGTAGACGCACGGCGACGGTGGCCGCCAACACGCCGACCCGAATCGCGGTGAAAGCGACCCCTGCGATGCCCAGGCCACGGACCAACGCGGGGTTCGCCTCGATGACTTGGGCGACCTTCGCCACCATCGGCTGGAGAGACTTGGACACCATATTGATGGCGGGCAATAAAGCGTCACCAATGGCACGCGCAACGCTCTGCACTGTGTTGCGCAGCAATTGAAGGTTGTTTGCAGTTGTGGCGGCCCTGGACTGGTACTCCTGGTCCATCGAACCGCCATACTGTTTCTGGTCGGTGACTTTCTTCAGATTGCTCTTGAGCAGATCAAGGTTAGTCAGCAACGGCGCAATGGCACCGACAGATTCGCTACCGAACAACGTCGTCAACAGCCCTGCCTGTGACTCCGGTTTAACCTTGCTGACCCGGGTCAGTAAATCGAGCATGGTGCCCTGAGCATCTTTTTGCATGCCCACTGCGACTGCTTTCGAATCCAGCCTGAGAGCCTTGAAAGCCTGCTGCTGGCCCTTCGTGGCCGCGCTGCCCTTGGTCAGTGCCAACATAAAGTTTTTGATGCCGGTGGCGGCGACTTCTTGCTCTATGCCCACCCCCGCCATCGTCGCGCCAAGTGCCGCGATTTGACCCGAGGCAAGACCTGCGATGGCGCCCAGTGGACCGATGCGCGTCACAATGTCTGAAATCTGCTTGGTGTTCGCCGGCCCAGTGTTACCGAGGTAGTTGATCTTGTCCGCCAACCCAACGACATCGTCCTGTGTCATTTTGAAAGACGTCCGCCATTTGGCCATCATGTCGCCGCTTTCCTCGGCGCTCTGATCAAAGGCGATACCCATCTTCACAGCGGCTTCGGCAAAGCCCAGCAACTCTTCCCGTGCAATACCAGACTGGCCTCCGGCGGCGACGATCTTGGCGATGTCACCAGCGGCCATGGGCAAACGCTCAGACATTCGCCCGATATCGTCACCCATCTGCTTGAACTGTTCGGGCTTGTCGAAGTTGACGACCTTTCGCACGTCCGCCATCTGTGATTCGAAGTCGATAGCCGCAGCTGCGCCGGCAACAAACGGCGCAGCTAACGCGCCACCTGCCATGACGTCCCCGAAACTGATCTTACCAAGCCCGGTTTTATCGAGCCCTTTCTTGAATCCCGCGATGTTCTTACGGATGCCCGAGAGCTTCGGCGAGAGCTTATCGACGCCGGTGATCAACGCCTTGAGCTGGAATTTGTCCCCCATCACTGCACCTGCTGGAGTTCGTTGATGCGTTGGGCGTGCTCAAGGCTTTCGATGAGCACATCCAGTGGCCTGGCCATCATCTGTTGGGGGTCAACCTTCCAGAACCAGGCCAGGTCGTAGGCGACTGAAATCAGGTCGGTGACGGAGCCGACGCCGCTGTCATGAAAAAACCAGCGATCGCCCAGCTCAAGGTGTTGAGATCAGACAGGTCCAACTGATTAACCGACGATGGCGGGATGCCGGCGCAGACGGCGATGTATTTCGCAGTGACATCCATGTCGAGGCTGACGTCCTCGTTTTTGTCGATCTTGTATGGCAGCGCCTTGATGGCCCGCACTTCCTGCACGGTTGGACGACGCAGCGTCAACTCGGTCAAAGGTTCGCCATGGGCCTCAATGGCCACTTGAAGTTTTACTGCGCCCGTCATTGCCATACCCCTTTGATGCCGTCGAATTGCAGTTCAATGGTGCCGTCATCGCCTTTCGACGTCGGCTCGTCGACCAGGTACGCCCCCGAGAGCACATAGACCTTGCCGTTGTTAAATTCACAGGTGACCGTCATATCCGTGCCCTCGGTCAGCGTCTTGATCGATAGCGCCGGATCATGGATGACGGTCATTTTCAGATAGGGCGCCAGCTCCTCCTCCTTGTAGTAGCCCGGATAAACCGTCTCCCGCTTTTTGTCCATCAACGGCGCCTCGGCGCCACCAGTGACGGTCAACTGCATACCGTCCACCTTGATGTAGGCCGTGCCCGCTACTTTTTTGCCCATGGGTTGTATCTCCAGAATGAAAAAGCCCGCTCGTGGCGGGCTTGGTGATCGTGGTCAGCGTTACGCGGCGGCGTCGTACTGGAGGCGGAACTGATTAAGCAGCGCGAAGATTCGCAGGCCATTGATGTAGTCCGGCGGGAACAACACATTCACACGGCTCGGGTCATTGCTGTCTCGCTCCACCACCAGGTGTTCAGCGAACAGATCCGCGTTTTCTACATGACCTTCCGACTCAAGCTTGGCGTACTGCGCGATCAACTCACCGCGAATCGTGCTCGGTGTGACGATCGGCTGACCGGCGCCAAACCGCGTGCCGTCGCTGGCCAGCTTGTGGCGGCCGTACTTGCTGGTGATGACGCTCTGCATACGCCGGATGATGTATGCCGACTGGTGCATCGTCTCGCTGTCCAGGTACGAGTTATCGGCTTGCCCATAGCCGTTCTTCTGATAGGTGGTGATCGAACGCTGAATGCGAACGTAGCCGCCTTCGTAGTAGGCCGTCGCCAAACCATAGGTCAGCAGCGACTGACGCTCGGTCAACGTGAACCGCTCACTGGCCGGTGCCGGATCGAGCCCGGGCAGCGAGCCGCTTTGCGTTGGCCGGCTGGCATCCGCCGAGATGAACACCGAGGTGCGCGCCGCCAGCGCCGCTGCCTGCACCCAGACCGGCTGTGGCACGCCCGGCTCCACCGCCTGGATGGTCATGTGCTGATCATTGCGCGCCTGACCGGCTGCTACCAACGTTCCCAGCGTGCCGCGCTTCGCGCTGTAGACGTGACCAAACAATTGCTTGGCCCAGCTCCATCGACCGGTGTTGTCATCCATCGCATCCCGCCACGCGTTCAGCGTGGTCGTATCCGACCAGGGCACGCAGATGAATTCGAACGGCTCATCGCCCAGCGCCGCTACCGCATCGATCTGGTCAGGCGCACCGACGCCACCCGTCAGCTGGGTCGAAACTACGGTCAGGCCCACAGGGGTGGCCTCGCCATTCGACTTACCCAATCGGTTGAGGACCAGACCGATATCGTTGCCGCTCTCACCTTTCCACTTGCAAGTGAGTGTAACCACGCCCGCCGCGGCCACAGCAGTGACTGGCAGGTCGGGTGTAGCGTTGATCTTCACGGCCAACGCCGATGCCGCGATGACCGGCGTTGCCGCCGAAACGACTACCGACTGCACGCGAACACCGCCGACATACAGGTTCAACAAGCCCGGCTCGGTCGCCGCACCTGTGATGGTGACGGTCGCTGTGGCAGCGGTACCGGTATCACTTTGTAGCGGCAGGCACCAGATCTCGCCAATCGGATCAACCTTGCGCCAGGTTTCGTACATCGAAGCCAGCATCGAGCCTTGCCCGCCGATGTCCTTGGCCAGCCCCAGACTCGACACCAGCACCAACTTGCCAATACTTTCGCCGGTGGCATCATCATTGACCTGGGCGACGATCAGCCGGCGCATGGCCGATGACGCACTGTTAGCCGCCGAGTTATCCATCTCCGCATAGAACAGCGGCACCCGGATATCGGCGGGGATGTTGCTGAATCCGATAGCCATTATTGCGCTTCCTCGGGTTTCGGCGTGGTGACGCCCTTGGTGGATTGGGCTTTATCAGCCTTGAGGGTTACGTCACCGTCTGCCTGACGGCGGCGCCACCATGCGTTATCGGGGACTTCCCGACCTTCAGCAGGCAACAGGTCGCCTGCCTCCGGATCGGGCACAGAGCGGCCTGAGGCCGGCACCACAGTGATGCGTTTGGTCATGGTGTTACGTCTCCTGAGAATGTCGCTTCAATGCGCCCATCTGGGCCAGGTCGTTGCAGGTTCGGATCTGCCGGGTCAATGCAGTCCATGTTGAAGGTCACGCCTGTGAAAGGCGCCAAACCGTCGAGTTCGAGTTCGTGCCAAGTTTCAGCGGGATCGCCTTGCCTACTACGCCCAAGCTGGAACTCGGCAGTGAACAGAAACTGGTACACCACGCGCGCCCTACTGGTGTGGAGCAACGCACCCTTGCCGTATTCGATAGGCTCGTACTCGGGGGCTGGGCACCAACCGATAAGAGATCGCCAGAGCTCAGCGCGCAGGTCATGCAACAAATCGTTGGCTTCCTGGCCGCGCTCATCGCCAGCATCGAGAACGATCACCACAGCGAACTGATCGGTGATGTCTTGAATGACTGCGTTTTGCGTTTTGTTCGGGCCGCCCGCATCCGCCGAAGCAATGACGTATGCCGCAGGAAGAGCAAGCTTTGCGCTGTCCACTACGGCATCCCAATCGATGCCGCCAGTGACTCGCTCGGCGAAGACGGGGCATGTCGCTTTTAGGTGAGCGACAATCGGATTCAATTTCATGAGGGTATCCAGAAGGATCAGCGATCAGCCCAAGGCAGCTGCGAACGCAGCAGAGAGGATTGATTGAACTTGTGAAGCCGAGTCCTGCAAGGCATCGGCCATGTAGTTGTCTCGCGGCTTGATCCGCCATTCACCGGAAGCACGCTCGGCCAGCGCGGCGGCGCGAGCGCCTTTGGCTCGACGGTTCGATTTGCCTTTACCCATCCCGGGCGCAAGCTTTCCGAGTTTCTTTCCTCGCTTCACCCCGTAGTGCAGGTAAACCGGATAGAAATCTTCCATGGCCGTGGTTTTGGTGGGAGAGATGCGGACGAGAAAGCCAGAGCGTGACACCTTGAAACTGATCGACTCCACCGTGGCACCGGTGCGAGTGACCGGGTAACCATCCTGGCCACTGCCCAGCGCGAGATTCATCTGGGCTTTTTGTGTGATCAGCAGGCCAACCTTGCGCATCCCTGCGCGGATCTTCCGTTTGTCGAAGGCATCGCGCTCGAACTTGTCGAAGCCTTCGACGTGCAGGTAACCATCAATCGAAGCTGAGTTAGACATAGATCCCTCCCCCAACCTGTTGCGGTCCCAGCTCCTCTACTTCGAGCAGCGTGAACCGACGATTGCCGTTCATGTCTGCAACCCTGCGAACCCGATAGATAATGTCACCATGAACAACTTCATGGGACTCGCTCATCCCCTTCAGGTAATAGAAGGTCACCCGATGGGTGATCTTCACATCGGTCTGAACACCGTTTGCGTAAACAGCGGTACCGACAGGCTCGATCTTTGCCCACCGTTTTTTCTGATCGGTGAACAACGAGTCAAGCCCTTGATCCGGCGCCGGAATGTCGGTCCTCAACCTCAAAGTGATACGCCGCTCCAATTCACCAGCGCTCGGCTCGCGCATCGCCATATTCAGAACCTCGGCGGGACGGTGACCTCTGCCACCAGGTGATCAAGAAAAGTAGATGGCAGCTCGGCCAGGGTCTGCCCCACCAGAAACATTTCCGGATGGCGGTAGATTGTCGCCGCCGCCATCAGCAGCCAGTTGCGGACGCCGGGGTGCAGATTCAGATCGACACCAGCCTTGTAGCGAATGCGTAACGCCCCAGAGGGCCGGCCCGACGGGAAAGAAAGGAAACTTTCGCGCTGATCTTGACGCAGCTCAATCGAGCCTGTGTGTGCAGCCCACGAACCATCAAACTGCCGGACATCCACCGACACGACCTCTGTGGCCTGACCAATGTCCAGCGCGTGCCCAGAGGCAAAACCGGCTGGCCATTCCTCTTCGTAAACAGCACCGCGAATTGAGGCGCCAGTTTTCGATTCACACTGAGTGGTGACGCCGGGAATGATGATCTGCTCGATCAGCGCCGGCTCCATGTCCTCTGGCTCAACCCGGCACTGGAAAGCCACCTGCTCCAGCGTCAGGACTGGTTCGCCGAAATACTCGATTCGACGGGCCATGGCTTACGGCTTCGCGTCGTCATCGGCGCCCGTATTACCTTCGCCGCCTTCAGCACCGTTCGACGTTGCGCCGGATGTCTCGGCGGGTGAATTTGCCGTGCCCGTTTCGCCGGAATTTTTTGAACCACTGGTTTTCGCTGCAGCAGTCTTACCTGCTTTCTGCTTTTCGTAGACCTCAGCAAAGCCCTTGGATTTCAGGCCTTCAACAACGTCTGGATCAAACCCGGCCAACTCGTCTGCCGAATAACCACGCCAGGCTTTCAGAAACCGCACCACAACTTTATCGCTCATCGTTTCGACCTCAAATATGCAAAGCCCCGCCGAAGCGGGGCAAAGGGATTACATGCCAGCGCCCCACTTCACGGCGACAGCGACCACGATGCACTCCACGTGGCGTGGACCGAAGTCGTGCTTGGCGATTACTTTGACCAGGGTCTGGTCACGCTGGAACGCGCTGACCATGTTGCCCTCGGAATCCTTATACGAGGCCTCGCTACTGAACGAGATCGTCAGGTCCATATCTTCGCCGATCATCATGTCTGCGAAGTTGACGAAGTAGAATTCAGTCTCATTGCCTCCGGCGCCAAGGTTCACCGGGATCTGGTTGCTCAGACCAACCGGGTAGCCCTTGAACAGACCTTGTTCAATTTCCGGGTAGGCCTTGTTGCCGTTGCCATCACGCAGCGATTGCAACCAGCGGAACACGCGCGGATGCATCAGCCAACCGCAGTCCTTCATCATCACGTTGGCCGTTTCGATGCGAAGCATCATGCCGCCGCAGAACAGGTCGATTTTTTCCAGGGTGATGCCCACGGTGTCGGGAGCGGGCAACACATTGAACGCCTGCGCCCAATAGCGCATACCCTTGGGCAGCGTGCCGGTGCCGTCGGCCCGGACAAAGTGCAGGTCTTCCGAGAGCCCCATCGATACTGCAAGGTCGCTGACAACGATGTCATCGGTTCGCGGGCTGGTGCCTGCGTTGGCAATCAGGTCATTTGAGATAGGCACAATCGCAGCCGCTTTTTTCGCGGAAAGCTTTGTATCTGCGAACGTCATGCCAGTGATCGGGATATCGGTGTCGGTACCGATATAGGTCACAACGGTGTTGCCAGTGATACGCGGCATGGTCAGGTTGCCGTTGTTCAACGGCAGACTCCGGGTCCCCATCTTGCGCACCACCGACATAGGGCGCAGAGCCTCAATGATCTCGGTCGCAAAGTTTTGAGGAACCAATACGCCACCGGCGCCCGGCGTCACCGTACTCAGAGCCATGGCAACATCAGTGGAAAAGCCACCTTGCTCCGCCATTTGAGCGGCCTGCTGCTGATTGCCACCGGCGGCGGCAAGCAAACGGACCATCTGAGCCATCCGCACTCCCGGCGCACCAGCTGGACCCGATTCGGAAATGTAACCTGGTGATAGGTTGGTACGGCCCTTCGCCAATTCACTTACCGGCACCGCACTGGCGGCTGCCATTCGCTCGGCCTGTTCGGCGCGGCTGATCTTATCGGTCAGCGCATTGAACTGAACCTCCAGACTGGCGAATTGAGTTAGCTGCTCAGCCGACAGGCTTTCGCCACCGGACTCAAGCTTCGCCAGAGTCTGAAGCGATTCGTTGAGTTTGGCGCGTTCGCTACGCAATTGAAGTACAAGGGACATGGTGCCTCCTGGGCATTAAAAAACCCGCACATGGCGGGCTTCGAACGACTGCCGCGAACGCGGTCAGATCTGGGTTTGAAAATTCAGTGCAGCTGCACGGACCGAAAGCCGGCCTTGCTGGCGGTTGGCTCGGTTCAATGCCACTGAGTTGGACAAATCATCGACGGCTTGCTGCGGGCTCTGCATGCGATCGGCGAGGCCTGCCGCGATACCGGCCTGACCTCTATACAGGCCCGCCTCAGTGGCAATGACCTGCTGCACCGAGAGCCCCCGGTAGTCAGCAATCGCATTGACGAAGAGCTGATAGCTCTCCTGGACGACGTCGTTGAGGTACTTGAGCGACTGGTCGCTCAACGGTTCGTGAGGGCTGAGGTCATTTTTGTGAGCGCCGGCAAACACGGTGGTCACCTTGACGCCCATGCCTTCTTCCATCTTGGAACGATCCATGTGGCTGGCGATGACGCCGATCGATCCGACGCCACTGGTCTGGCTGACCACCAGTTCGCTACAGGCGGCACCGATCAGGTAGCCGCCACTGTAGGCCATGAAGTTGACGATGCCGGTGATGGGCTTCTGCTGGGCCATGGCGCGAATGTCAGCCGCCAGTTCGAACGCGCCGACGGCAGAACCTCCAGGGCTGTCGATGTCCAACACGATGCGCTCGACCATCGGATCTGCAACTGCGTTGCGAATCTGCGCGCGCAGCGTTTCATAGCTGGTCATCGTCTCGCACATGCTCACGTGGCTGCCGCGGCTGACCAGCACGCCGCTGACCGGAATCACCTCAATGCCAGTGCGTGCGATTGCAGTCCGACGCTCTTCTTCGCGCTGAGCGATGCGGTCCAGGCCATCGTCCGACCAGAGACCGGCGCCTGCTACGGCACCAATGTTGACGATGTTCAAGCTCATTGCCTGGTTGGCCCAGCGAACGCCGAGGTCCAACATGTCAGGCGTCACCAACAGCGGCTGATTGAACAGCAGGCTGGAGGCTCTCAGGTAGTTTTTCATTGCGCGAGAATCCTCTCTATTTCAGCGTGCTGCAGTTCGAGCTGCGCTCGCACATTGGGGTTGGTCAAGTCAGCGGCGCCCTTGCCAGCGTCCACCATGTTCAGCGGTTGCAGGTAGATATCCCCGCCAGGTACCGGAGGCATGTTCTCCAGCCTGCGGATGTCATTCACGCTGAGCCAGCCCCACTGCCGCCCAATGGCGTAGGCCTCATAGCGACTCTTCTGATCACCGCGCAGCAGGCCGGACAGATTGAACTCAATGAAGTACTCGCGCCTGTCAGCTGGTAGCAGAAAGTCCCGCATCATCGACTGCTCGTGACGCTTCACCCAGGGCAATAGTGCGAACACCACGAACTGAATCATCAGCTGCTCAAGGGTGTTGTAGTTGGACTTCTCCAGGTCGTTGACCATAGGCAGCGGGATCTTGTAAATCCGAGCGATATCGGTACCGGTGGTTTTCAGAATCCCCAACACCTCGGCGTCCACGTTGTTCATGGAGACGGGCTTGAAAGTCATGCCTTCCTGCAACAACGCAACCTTCTTGGCGTTGTCCATGCCGCCGAATTTCTGGCCCCACTGATCGACGATCTTGTCGATACTGCTTTGATCCTTGATCGCCGGGGCTTCACGCGGGCGTTCGATCACACCGGAGACGGTCACGCCGTTGGCGAAGCTTTTGCCTGTGTATTGGCGCACCGCCTGAGCCAGGCCTAGCGATTCGGCATGCACCTCAATCGGTGACAGCCCGACGTAATGGTTGGTGCTGAACCACCGCACATGGTGGATCATCCGCATCGGCAGAGTTTCCCCGCCGCTGATCCGGTAATACGGCAGCATGTCGCCGCCTTTCAGCACCTGCACCTTGTCGTTGCACAACGGCCAAAGCGCCGTGACGTTTCCGTCGTCCCGGCGATCAATGAAGCTGTACGCGTTGCCACGCAAACCGGCAGCACCCTGCGTGCACTCACGGTATTCATAAGGCGTCTGAAACCCGTTCGGCTGATAACGAAGGACGTCATACGCCGGGTGGTTTATGGCGGCTTCACGCTGGCCCTTATCCAGTCGGCGGTACATTTCGCAAGGCAGTTGCCCCATGGTCTCGGCCAGCAGCGTGACGCAGTTTTGCAGGATAGGCAGGCCCAACGCTGACTCGGGTGTGACCTTGACGCCCGTGCTGTTGCGACCACCACCCAGAATGCCCCGCCAAAAACCGCCGCCCGTTTCTGTCAGATTGCCGCGCCCCTCGCCGAGCACGCTTGAAAAGAACATGCTCAACCTCCTTGGGGTTTGGATTTGGTTTTCAGTGCGGCGGATGCGCGATCGGCAAGGAATGACCAGGCCATTAAGCCGAGGCCGGCGACGATGCAGGCCGCGGGCGTGCTGATCATTGCCACGCCGCACACCAGCAACCCGAAGCCCAGCAGACCGGCCAGCCATGAAAGGATGACCAATTTCATATACTCGCCCCTTCGTCGTAGATGGATTTGCCGCTCGGCCCAGCAGCCTTGCTGCTGATCCCGACGGCCATAATGGATGCGACGATGCCGTCGATCCGACCGGTCGCCTTGGCCTTGTCGGCCTTTCGGTTGTTGGCCGGATCGGAAACAATCACCGCGTTGCCAGCACACCAGGTCATTACCGGGTTGCCGTCGTGACGCAGGGTTTCAACTGTCTCGCTTTCGATAACCTCCCAGTCAGCGGGATCAAGATCGATCACATCCTGTTCGGGGGCCAACCCCAGCAGGCGGCGCTCAAACTCATCGACTGCCGGCCCCATGTCCTTGTACCCCTGGCCGAAGCCCACCATTTCAGGCAACGAGATGTCATATTCGGACATCAGCTGCAGCAGGTCTTCAATGCGCCATCGGTCATAGGCGATGCGCTCAACGTCGAAGTACGCACAGATCGTTACCAGGCGACGCAGCACATGCAGCTTGCTGATAGCCCGGCCGGGCGTCGTTTCAAGGTGCCCATCTTTAACCCACATGGCGTAGGGCACCTTGTCGCGATCCTCACGCCCTTGCAGATCGTCGTCCGGAATCCAGAAGTACGGCAACAGCCGCCAGTGCGGATCGTGTGGTGCCGGCCAGAAGATAAGGACAAATGCGGTCAAGTCCGTGGTGCTGGCAAGATCGAGCCCGCCAACACAGCGGCGGTTGCGCAGTAGCCTCATCGGCACACGCTCTTCGGCCTGCTTCCAAACTCCCCAAGAAATCCACGGGGCATCGGCTTGGGTCCACTCACAGAAGTTGAGACGACGCACCACCGACTCCTGCGCTGGCAACCCTCGGGCTGACTGGACCTGCTCACGCAGGTACTTGCGGCCGGGGATGCCATCGCTCTGCCCCTCGGCGATGTAATCCAAAGAGGGGTTTACCTTGGGCCAGCAGGCTTCATCCTTGAACGGGTCATCACCTTCATCCAGCGAGCAGATGAAGGCAAAGAAGCTGTCATCGTCTTCGATGGCCGCGCAGATCCGAACGCCCAGGTCGTGGTACTGACCGCAGACTGTCTTCTTGTCGGAACCGCTGTTGGTGATCATCACGACCATGGCTTTTCGTCGGTTCTTGGTACCGGCGCGCATCATGTTTACGGTGGAAGCGGTCTTGTGCTCGTGCAGCTCATCGAGCAAACCAATATGCGGCCTTGGCCCGGACTTGCCTTCGTCGGCGCTGATGGGCCGGAAAAAGGAGTTTGTGTTCGGGTAGAACAGGTTCCAGACTTTTTCATCTCGACCAGACTGCACAAGCCGCGAACGAAGCTTCTTCGACATGTCGACCATCGACACGGCATCACGAAACAGGATCATTGCCTGGTCGCGCTTGGTGGCAGCTGCGTAGATTTCGGCGCGCTGTTCACCGTCGGCGACCAGCCCATATAGGCCGATGCCCGCGACTAGGGGGCTTTTACCCGAGCCTTTTCCTGTTTCGATGTAGCCGAGTCGGAAGCGGCGATAACCGTCAACGGTCATCCAGCCGAACAAACTGCCGACGACAAAGGCCTGCCAGGGCGCAAGCATGAAGGACATGCCTTCATAGTCACCGCCGTTGAGGCAAAGGACATCCTCGAAAAAGCCGAGGGCACGATTGACTCTCTCAAGATCCCAGATCAAACCACGCGATGGGCCATGCTCCAGATCTCGAAGGTGGCGTTTACAGGCGTTACGGACGTTGGGGCCGGCGACGATTTCGCCATCTAGGACGGCGTGGGCAAAGCTGGTAACTCGGTCGTCAGCTGAAGTACTTGTCTGCGGCGTCTCGTTGGTCATTTGGGAATAGATCACCTTGCGGTGCCGGTGCGGTTTTCAGGTTGCGCCGGGACATTGGCGACATGCCGAACTGGGCGCCGGCAGCATTGGCACGCTTCTCCGCGTCGTTCGCGAGCTGCCGAAGGACGTGCATCTGTTGCGCGCCGGTCTTGAAGGTCTGGATGTCGCCACCCAATTCGTCATCGGATGCAGCATTGCGCTTGGTGATCAACCGCTGGTAGCGGCGCCAATCGGCCACGGCCTGGCAATATGTGGCCAATGCCATCGAATCCAACTGTGAAACGATGCCAAGGGAGATCAGCGCGGGGACCAATTCGTCCCACTCAGCGACCGCTTCAGCGGACAAGACATCGGGCCGTGGCGGTGCGCCAACCGGTACCGCCGGCCTCGCTATCTCGGCGAGAAGATCATCGCGATTTTCCCGCCCCTTGTTTCCTTGCAAAAGTTTGAGCGCCGCCGGCATTCCGGGGCGACCCGAGTTTCCATTTCCGGCCATAAATAACCCCTACCTGTTGATACCCCCCCTCCCTCATTTTTCCCGACTTTGCGAGGAGAGGGGGGCGAGCGGTCTAGAAGAGAATCCGAACGAAGTTTTTCACCCCCCCTACCCTCGGGGTGGCGCCATTTTTTGGTGCGCCGGAGGCGGCTGATCACCGGTTCCAGTGGTGCCCCGGATCGACTGGCCGGCCGTCGGCCTGACAGCCAGGGAGCCGACCGCTCTTCTCCATCCGTTGCTTGGTCGAGTCATGGCAGAACTTGCACAGGCTCGCCCAGTTCTTGGGGTTCCAGAACAACTTCCATGCAGCCTTGATGCGAGCAGGATCACCACTGTCCTTGGCGTCCTTCAGCTTCGGCGCAATCTTGTGGTCAACGACAGTGGCAGCTACCGGTCGTTGATCGGTCGAACACATGGTGCAGTAGGGATACTGACGAAGATACCCATCACGAGACTTCTGCCACTTGTACCCATAACCACGCTCAGTGCTGCTGCCTCGTCGATCATCGTTCGGACTGGACATCGGCAGGAGCCTCGCTGACACCGAGCCGCTTCGCGACCCAACGCTCATACAGCCCAATCGCCACATCAGCGCCGGCCATCGCGGTCAGGCAACCAATCGCACCTGCCGTCCAGAGCGACATGCCTGCTCCAATCATCAGCATCATTGCCGACACACCGCAGACGATGCAGGCACCAGACCGCAGAGCCAAGCGCCGCAACAATGCCCAACCGCGCGCACCGTCTTTATCGGCCCGCCACATTTCACCCGAAACACCACCAACCAAGGCTAAGAGGATCACCAACCAGATCGGCATTTCAGCCAGCGCCTGCTGTTCATTCGTCATGTTCTGTCCTTATGGGTTGCGCCATACGCCGAAAATAAAAACCCCGCCGAAGCGGGGTTTGGTGACCGGCTCAAAGACGCCGGGTAAAGCTGCACAGCATAGAAACTTACTTATAAACTTCAGCAATGATTTTTAAAGCCTTTGTATTAATCAGCTCTGCGGTTAAAGCGTCGTATTCGACAGAACCATCTCCACCAGACGTGCCGCCTCTACCAGGTGACATCGTGCTGGAGAAGAACTGTACTCGCCTACCGGATTTATCAACCGACATCGTCAGGTGAGGGTACTGATTGAGTTCACGATAATTCGCTGCAACTTCGAGCAGAAGGCGTAAACCTATAGTTTCTTCTTTCGTGTTACCGCCAACCTTCTCTCCGTCAGCAATTTCGTAAACCTTGCACTTATGGCCTCGCTCGTTCAGCTTTTGGGCCAAAGCGTCAAGAGTTGGACGGATTAATGACTCCTTCAACGCCAAGAACTCTTGAAGGCTTGCTTCCTGTCTTTGTTGTGCCTCAGTCCTTATGCGAACCGCTTCTGTTTCTCTTACAGATCGGGCATTGAAAATCGCGTCTAGCTTGGCATCCACATCATCAGTCATTCCCAACTCCTCATTCCTTCGCGGTGAGCCTCTATTCAGGCAGCTTGGAAGTGATTGGGACTGTCTCACGCCATTTCAAGCGATGAAGGATCTTTCGTTGCCCACTGACAACTCCTGATTCTCTGAAGACACCCATCGGGAAAATAAAACCCCCGCCGAAGCGGGGTTTGGTGACCGGCTCAGGGAAGGCCGGGGGAAGCTGCACAGCACGTGCGAGGTCAGCGCCAAGGCGCAAATTCCATATCGTGGGGACTTTTTACCCCTCTCCGGAAAAACCGAAAAGCAGTCATTTTCGGTAGGTCAACAAACGACATGAAAACGACCACAATACGACCACAATACGACAAAGTACCCCGACGAACGGTAGCTAGCAGGCCCGAGCGCGCCTGCTCGTCGATGCTCGGGTCAGGTTGGTTTCGAGTGCACCACTACGTCGATCAAGTCCCCGGGTCGTGGCACTACGGACCGTGAGGATCAGCTGCACCTGCTGATGCAGGCGATGAACCCAATTCCGGTACGTCCGGTCAGCGTCCTCCCGAAGTCCGAGCAACTGCAGCTGTGATCGAACCGAGTACGCAGGCTGCGGCAAGTAGCGATTGCGAGCCAAGTTTGCGAGCTGAGCCCCTTTCTCTGATTGCCGCTCAAGTTGTGCAAGGGCAGCAGCGACCTCCGTTGCCACATGATCCATACCACCACCCGCTGCCATCAACAGGTCCCGCGACCCTGGCGTACTACGTGGCGCACTACCGCCCCACTGCATGATTGTTGCCATCGGGCTGCCCAGCCCGCCGCCGTCGCCAACCTGGCAGTGCTGGCGCGCCCAATGCTGCATCAGCTCTTCAATTTCCTCGATCATCGTCCTTCCCCCCGAAAAACCGAACCCGACACAAAAAACCAGCAACCCAACACAAACCCAACACAAATAAATCTCTTTAAAATCAATAGCCTTGAATCAAGTGTGTTTAGTGTGTTGGGTGTGTTGGGTTTTACGGTCCTCGCATGAGAAAAAAATCTGAGCACCATGAGTGTGGTGATTGGAAATAATGACGCCCATGCGCGCGCGCGACGCCAAACCCAACACACCCAACACAACAGGCGGAGAGCCGCGAAATAGAAGGCTAGAAATTGTGTGTAGTTGCGAAAACGAACCCAACACATACCCGACACACCCAACACACTTTTTGTCGGATTCATGCTGCAGCCGCCTTAATGTGGTCCCAATTGTCCACATTCCAACCCACCAGCCGGGCCTGCGCTCGCCATGCGAACACCGCCTTGCCTAGGTCGGCCGCCTTGAGTGATGGGGGCTGGGAAGCGTCATCACCCCGAGGAAAGAAGAATGCCCCAAACTTGCGGTTGTTACCATCAGTCCAGGGTATCGCACGCGTCTTGTCCACCTCGGAGCTTATAAATAGCGAGAACTTCGTCTGGCTCATCACATGCTCTTTGTTGCGGTGGCACCACTCCAAAAACATTGCGTACAGGTCGGTCGACAAACAGGCGCCCCACATCTCGCGACCTAATTCGTTGCACTGCCAGAGTGACAAGAAAGTCTGCCAACTCGCTCGACTCAAGGCAACCAATCGTTCACGGGCCTCAGTACTTGGCGGCCTAGTGCGCTGATCGAAGTCACCCAGGTCAACGGACAGCAACCACGCGTACAGCGCCGCGACTCCACCGTTCTCCAGCTCCCGGCCCACAGCCTTCTGGCGCTCCACCGGCAGCGTCTCCATCGGCCACAAAACCAACATCCGGCGATCACTGGGCGCGATCGGCCAGGGCATAATCTCGTTACTGAGGAACGCCGCGTTCATGTGGTTGGCTTCCTCCCACCCATTGATGAACTTCGACTCCATGCGCACTGTCTTGCCGGTAACCAAGTGCTTGATCTTGCCCACCTGGTTATAACGTTGATCACGGCTTACCACTTCCTCGAAAACTGCCCACAACTTGCGGCTTTGCCAGGCGTTGAAGTTACTCTCCAACTGCGTTTGTCCGACCGTCGCGGCGTACTGACCGTAGAGCAATCCAAAGGCATCGGCAAACAAAAGGCTTTTGCCCGAGCCCTCCATCGTCGAGTGAGCCAGCACCGCAGTGTCCATCTTGGCGCCCAGGTGCTGCAACGGGTACGCTAACCACCGTACCAGCCAATCGTGTGACGACCTATCATGGTTGCACAGGAACGAGATCAACCACCTCAGGTTCTCGCATGCCGCGTCGTCGCGGGTCGGCTCCATAGGCAACCCATCGAAGGTGTTGATGTAGACATTGGGATCCTTGGTCATCGTCGGGTCGAATACGATGTTCTCCACGTCAACCACGCGCCGTTCCGGGCTGTTCAACCACATGCCGTACATATCGCCGAGGGCCATCTTGACCGCGCCTTCAGCCACACGCCGCTTTTTTTCGCGATCCCAAACGTCCTTAGTCCCGTCGATGTAAACGTAGCGTTCAATCGGCTCCAGGTTCAGTGCACCGCCCTTTTTGCCCGCCATCTTACGGGCCTGCTCGATCTCTTTAACCTTGTCATCCGAGATCAGCTTTTTAAGGGTGTCGTCCATCCATTGTTTTGCCAGCGGCTTGCCCACTCGGGCTTCAAACGCGGTTTTCTTCATCACCCGCGATTTGTCGAGGTCCCATACCTGCGTAGTACCCTCGACCAACACATAACGTCGGAGTACTTGCTCATACGTAAGCTCCTCCCCCGCCCCCCCGTCAGCAGCAGGAGCGGCCTCACTCGCCGGAGCACGTAAGTCCTGCTCGTGGGCTTCCGCAGATGGGGCTGGGGGAAGTTCTTGTGGGGCTGGGCGCGACGAATGCTGCATACCCAACATCCGCGCAGCATCCTTTACAGCCTTCGACTGGTCGCCGCCGTGCTCAAGCAAACAGAACACCTCGAACGCATCGTTCTGATGCCCGTTCGCGAGCGGATCAGCCCCGTGGTGCGAATACACTTTGCCGTCGTCGCTGATCGTTACACCCGGCATACCGGTGCTGCTGTGCGGATACAGCCACTTACTGCCGCGCTTGATGTAGTCATGTGACCGCAACAGCTCTTCAACATCGTGGCTGCGATTGAATTCATCAATAACCGACGGCTTGCCTGTGGCGGACGGTGGACGCTTGATGACTTTCGCCGGAGGTGTCTTCGGTTTTGGCGCCCACGGGCACGCGGCCTCCGCATCGCGCTTGAAGATGTCCCAGTGATTCCAGATCCTCAGTAACTCAGATGTGAGAACCGGCAGACCATCAACAGAGCTTGGGGGCGTGCGCCAGGTGTAGGGCTTGCCAGTGCCTGGGTGAATAGATGGTGGCAACACGTCTTGCACCAACCCACCACGCAACTCGAACACGGTGATGCGCTGATACTCATCGGCCTCGGCACGCGCCTCGGCTTCACCAGCTGCATCACCTGCGGCCTTGGCAGTTTTTGCCTTAGCGGTCAGAGTCTTGTGGATCGAACCATCAGGGTCTTTTTCATTCGGCCACGCAAGCGAATGACGGCTCAAATCAACGCCGTCAGGAACGCGAAACATGATACGAAAACGTGCTGGGTTGCCAACTACGGTCGGAAACACCAAGGCCATTGCATCAAGGTCAATTTCCAGCAGGTCATACAGCACGTGCCGAGTCCACCGAACGTCATCAACATCCAGCGAGCAGATGCGGCTCGGCCCCAAGACGACGCCAAGATTGTGCTGAGGCTTCTTCTCCCAGAATGCGGCAGCCTTCCCCGACTCCGTGAAGTAGCCACCCGGTTGGTTCCAACCCTTCCCCTTCGGCCCCTTCTCACCAGGTTCTATTGGGACGAGTGCCAAACCAAATGTGTCGATGTAGAACTGAGCCCAATCGGCAGTAGGCAATCGGTCGCCGTGATCACTCATCTGCGCCGCTCCCGCAACCCCTGGCAACTGACGCAGGTCGCACAACCCTGGATCGTCTGCTGACGAAGTAACGGGATAGGTTCGCCGCAATCCTCACAGAATTGCGCGCTGACGGCGCACGTTGGGCGCGGACGGCGATCCAACGCCACTTGTAGGAAGTATTCGGCCTGGTCGTTGGCGATATCGATTACGTCAGTCATCTTGGCGGGCCTCCATCGCTTCCCTGGCCCCGGCCATGATGCCCAAGACCGCGCGGATTACGTCGTTGCCGTGCTTCTCCAAGCATTCAACTTCGTGCGGCTCCCAGACGTTGTCGGCAGCACCTTCGTGCATGCTAGAAACAAACAGGCCGGTCTGGTGCAGCACCTTGCTGACCGCGAGCAAAGCTTCCTTGGTCGGCGCCGCCGCCTCCGGCTTGTACCAGACCATCCCAGCAGGCCGCATCAGGGCATCCAGCAACAAAGAATTTCCCGTCAGGCGGATGACCTCTTCCAGCTCATCAGGATCAAGCCACCGGCGCTCTTCGTCGTGCTTTAGTTTCTTCTGAAGGGTGTCGTAATCGATGACCATGTCCAACGCCAGAGCAGTTACACCGCCCCGATAATCATGGCCTGCCCGGTAAAGGGCTTTGCGCAGTGAAAGGACCGGGCCTGCACCCGGCAAAAGATCTGTGCGACTCATAACCGTAAATCCCCTGTTTACGGTGTGGCCGTAGAGCCAAACACGCTCTATTCTACGACCACGACCGATGTGCTGTGCGAATCGTGCTGTGCAGCACGGTTCATCGTTCCAGTCGGCCCAGGGAATTCTTATGGTGAGAGGTCCTGGGCCGACGCGCTATGTAGCGACTTGCATGTACGTGTAGCTCGTTACTTCCGGCCTGGTGTTTCTTTGGTGAGAGGTTTCAGGCCGGTGTTTCATGTGGCGGTATGGTGTGTGCTGCGTATCGCCACCGCTGGGCTGGGGGATTCTTATGGTGAGAGGCCCCAGCCCGGCACCCTTAGGTATCTTCGTTACTATTCAACTCCGGCCAGATCGCTGCCCAGTCGTCTCTCAGATCCTTTCGGGTGACTACTGCATCAGTCGCCAACTCGATTGCCGAAGCAATCTCCGCTCCCGCTGTTTTGTAGCCATAACCAATAGCCCGCAGGTACGAGCGAGTTGTCCCCGTCTTGGCAACAGACTCGTCGTCTGCGCTCTTCAGCCATACAAGGAGCTTTGTGTTTTTGGGTCGCATGTCGCGCCTCCTAGTCGTCACTGCGACAAATATTACCCAAAGGTAATGACAAAGCAATACCTTCAGGACATTTACCTCTAAGTAACAAGGAAGGAATATCAACGACATGGATATTCATGACATTCGAAGACACAACCTTCAAACAATCCTTACGGTCAGGTTTCAAGGCTATCGGGCCGGTTTGGCTGCTGCGCTCGACCGACAGGCTAGCTATATCTCCAGATGCCTCACGACAATTGAAAAAAACCGCAAAAGAATTGGTGAAGATTTTGCCCGCCATATAGAGAGCAAACTGGAACTCCCACCGGGCTCGCTGGACTCAGCCGAGGGCATAAAACTGGATGACGAGGGTCAATCGACCGACATCGACATCCTGGAAAAAGGCCCGGTGTTTTCAAGACCCTTTAAAAGAGCGTCAATTCTAGGAACGGCACAATTGGGACCAGATGGATACTGGGAAGCGCTGAGCTTAGCGGACGGCTGGATTGACGTTCCAAGCTCAGACCCCGGCGCATATTCGCTACGAGTCAAAGGGGATTCAATGGCACCAGCCATTCGCAGCGGTTGGGTTGTTTGGTGCGAACCCAATCACAGGCTTGTACCTGGTGAATACGTAATGGTGCGAAGATCCAATGGCGAGTGCATGGTAAAAGAGCTGCTCTACGAAAATGACGATGAGGTCAGCCTCATGGCTGTCAACGACGGGTATGGACGCCTCTCCATAGATCGGAAAGAAATCGAGCAAATTCACTACGTCGGTGGAATTGTGCCCCCCAGCAAAATTAATTACTGAGCATCAATCACTGAATACAACCGTCTTGATGGGCGGTTTTTTTTCGCCATAAAAAATAAAAATTACCTGAAAAAACAAAATAAAGTACCCACAGGTATTGAATGAATATTTTACCTTGAGGTAATGTTGGCTCGTAAACCTCTCACCAAGAGTACGAGCCATGCAAACCACACAGCACAGCAACACCCGCTGCCCGGTCTACCTGCACCCATCAGCCTGCAGCAGCCGGGCCGCCGTAGAAGCCATTCAGCGCCGCACCGGATTGCTGGTGATCACCAGCCCCGAAGGTCGCACCGAGGCTATCAAGCCCCTCAACACTGCCGCCGCCGATGACAGCTCCTGGCCGTTCGGGGGTGACGCCGCATGACGACACTTCTAATCGGCATTGCCGGGCGTGCTCGCTCGGGCAAAGACACTGCAGCACAACACCTGGTGAACCATCATGGATTCCAGTCCTACGCGTTCGCCGATCCGCTGCGTGACGGCCTGATGCACATCCTCAACCTGAGCCCGTGCGACTTCGAAGGCGACCAGAAAGAACAGCCGCTCCCGTGGCTGGGCCGCTCCCCTCGCGAACTTATGCAGTCACTGGGCACCGAATGGGGCCGTAACGCTGTGCACCCTGAGCTGTGGCTGCTTCTTGCTGAGCAGAACCTTGACCTGCTGACACGTACCCATGACACCGCTCAAGGCATTGTCGTCAGCGACATTCGGTTCGAAAACGAAGCGGACTTCATCCGCAAGCGCGGCGGACTGGTCGTTCACATCAGTCGCGGCAACGCGCCACTGGTCAACAGCCATGTCAGCGAGGCAGGCATCCAACTGCACGACCTTGATGTCCAGATTTTCAACGACGACACCGTTGAAGAGTTTCTGACGGACATAGACAACTTGGTCAGCGCCTTCCTGCATCTCCGTATGCACTCGGGCGCCTGAGGAAAGCATCATGAACCGCACCCTGGACGAAACGGCCGCCGTGCTCGGCCTCAAACCCCGGAAATTCCGCGAGCAACTGCGTGCGCTCCGCGTGCTGACGCCAAGCGGCGACCTGGCCAGCCACCACCGTGGCGGCGGCAATCTGTTTTCAGACCCGCGCAGCGTCCAGATCGGAACCACCAACCGTTACAAGCACTACGCCGTGGTGATGGTCACCGAGGCCGGCGTGCCATGGCTGGCGAAGAAGCTGGGCATCGCCATCACGCACAAGGACGCCGCAGCATGAAAACCAACTACTTCAATGCGTACACCCAAGCCCTCGGCGCCCTTCGGCTGATTCCAATCTATCTGGATAGCCCGGGCGTGGTCAGCCGAGCCACGCTCATCGGGGCCGCCAGCGAAGCCATTGACCTGCTGGACAGCATGCCTTGCCGCACAGTGGAACTGGCCGAAGTCTTTCGCTGCGTCAACGACGTGATTCAAGAAGGTCAGGTGGCCTACGTCACCCCCACCAACTCACCCGAGTATCCGTTCGGCGCCGTCGTCGCCGATGAAAAAGGCCAGATCTGCGCCGCAGCCAAGGGTAAGAGCAAAGAAGGCCTCGCCGAATTGATCCGCCTCAAGTTGCTGCCCCCATCGGAGGGGCTCGGGGAGGACGCTGCGTGAGCAACACCATCGACCAATTGCGAAAGGAATGGGCGACACCATGCCCAACGCTATCCGCCATCCGCCAGCGTTATTTCTCTCACATATCCAGCGATCGCTACCTACTACGCCGCATCAGCGCTGGGCGAATTCAGTTGAAAGTGACCCGCCTAGGCGGAGCAGGAAACAAAGGCACAGCAGTTGTGTACCTGCACGACCTGGCCGCCTACCTCGACGCCCAAGCGTCGAAGGAAGCGGCCTGACTCAACGGTGACCCCTGCCGGTCAGGGGCAAACAACATCCACTCAATGAGGCACAGCACATGAGCAAAGCACGCCCCTTCATCGACACGCTACGGGATATCGAGGCCGGAGGTCTGCTCGATGAACTCAGCGAAACCCAGCACAGCCTGATTGATGCTATCCGCCAGACCGGCAAGGGCGGAGAACTGAACATCAAGCTGATTTATAAGCCAGACGGCAGCGGCCAGATGACCATCAAGGCTGACGTCAAAGCGAAAGAACCGATCCTGTCCCGCGGCACATCGCTGTTCTTCCTGACGCCAGAAGGCAACCTGACCCGCCGCGACCCACGACAACAAGACTTGCCGCTGCGCACCGTCAGCGAAGAGCACGTGCCCGACAAATTGCGACACGTCAGTCAGTAATCCTGACTTCAAAACCTCTCACCACAGCATCACCCCATGGAGCACATCCAATGCAACAAGCAATTCAAGAACTGGTCACCCTCGCCCAAGCAATCGGCAAGCCGATTGATCACCCAGGGCTGTCGGCGCCCATTGCACTGCTGCCCGATAGCGTGAGCATCAAAGACCTTGAACACCTGCTGCCAAACCCTACCCGCACGCGCCAGAAACTCACGGTCCTGGACGCAGAATCGTTCATTGCATACGTGAACCGCTTCGCCAATGACGCTACCGCAGTGTTCTGCAACGGCCCCGAAGGTCGCACTTTCTCTGCTGTCATCGACTATCACCAACCAACCAGCCCCGCCTGGCGCGACCACATCGCCACTTACCGTTGCCCGACCACCATCGAGTGGGGCCGCTGGAAAGAAACCGACCGCAAGCGTATGGATCAGGCCACCTTCGCCGAGTTCATCGAAGAGAACGTCAAGGACATCACCCAGCGCGAAAACGAAGCAAACGACCCAAGTGCTGCCGACATGCTGGAAATCAGCCGCACCCTGGAAGCCAAGAAAAACATCACCTTCCGCCAAGGCACCCGACTCGACAACGGCCAGGTTCAACTGACTTACAACGAAGAAATCGACGGTCGTGCCGGTGAAGCAGGCCAACTGCGAATCCCCGAACAATTCTTCATTGCCGTGAAGCCCTTTCTCGGCGGTGACGCCTTCTGCGTCCCGGCACGCTTCCGCTACCGCATTCTGGAAGGCCGCCTGCAAATGTGGTTCGAGCTGGTGCGCCCTGACAAGGTGCTTGAAGAGGCCTACAACGCCGTTCGCCAGAAGATCCAGAGCGCAATCGGTGATGTACCACTGTACGAAGCCACCTTGTAACTAAACCCCAAGCTACACCCCGCTGCCGGCCTCTCACCAAGAATCCCGGCGGCGGGCTCTACCGGAGCACAGCACATGCACGCACAGAACACGATCATCCTCATCGGAATGGCCTTTGGCCTAGCCCTGCTGGGGTATTACGTCCGCAAGCTCATCCTTCGGGCGACGACCCGTAGCTACGATGCCGGCCTCGCCGAACGCAACAGCTTGCACAGCCGGAGAATCACCGCGCTGAACAGCGACTTGGCCACCATCACACAACTCCGCAACCAGGAAGCACAGGAGCTGACCACGCTGCGGAGGCGATTGAACGGCATCAAGGCGACTTCCTTCACATCGGCCGACTATCGCAATTTGATGGAGATCACCCAGTTCCTGGCACTCGCGCTTCAGACCTGGAAGGCACTGAAAGGTACCGAACCCACCCAGGCGAGAGCCGAACAACTGATCAAGATCTCCCGCGCCTTGGAGCACCGCGTCTTTCATACCGTGGAAATGGCGAACAGCCTCAACGCGCAGCCACTGGATACTCAGCTCATTGAATGGCTGGACAAGCGCGGATCCTTCGGTGCGGAACCCGAGTTGAGCACGATTAGCTTCCCCCACGAAGCAGAAACGGAAGGTTACCAACACCTGCGCGATGCACTGCGCGAAGCTTATGAACTGGACATAAAACGCCTGGCCATCGAGCTGGGCCAACTGCCAATGGAGGACGCAGCATGAGCAAGGCCATTGACCTGTTTGCTGGCCTGGGCGGTTTAACACAGGGCGCCACAGATGCGGGCGTAAGTGTTGTATACGCAGCCAACCATTGGCCTGAGGCTGTTCACTGGCATAGCGCAAACCATCCCAACGCCGTCCACGCATGCCAGGACTTGAGGCAGGCACGATGGGCTGACATGCCGAGCCATGATCTGGGCCTCGCGGCCCCTTGCTGCCAGGGCCATACCCGAGCGAGAGGAAAAGGAGCGGACAACCCCGAGCATGACGACTCGCGCTCAACCGCTTGGGCAGTGGTGGACTGCGCCGAAAGTCGCCGCCAAGACGCATGGGTGATCGAGAACGTCCCCGAGTTTATGAGATGGACGCTTTACCCGGCCTGGGCTCAGGCAATGAAAGCCTTAGGCTACCAACTCGCACCACATATCGTTGACTGCGCCGATCTGGGCGTACCCCAACACCGCGTCCGGCTGTTCATGATCGCCACCAGAAGCAAAGCGCCTCTGCACCTTCAACTCCCACGCTACGAGCATGTTCCTGCCAGCTCGTTTGTCGACTTCGATTCCGGCAACTGGTCACCAATTGAGAAAGCTGGCCGCGCCACATCCACGCTGACACGTGTGGAGAACGGCCGTAAAAAATTCGGCGACAGATTCCTGATGCCCTACTACGGATCAGGATCCGGCTTGACCGGCCGAAGCCTGGATCGACCGATCGGCACGATCACAACCCGTGATCGATGGGCAGTAGTCGATGGCGACAAAATGCGAATGATCACAGCCGATGAAGTACTTGCGGCTCAGACCTTCCCGACCAGCACTCTCCGCCCAACCAACCACCGCCTGACTGTGCATATGGCTGGCAACGCGGTGCCGCCCCTCGCAGGAAAAAGGATCATCGAAGCACTGAAGGAGGCCGCATGACAGCACTTCGCCGAATAGTCCGAATACGCAGAGGGCAAATGCCGCACCTCGACCTCAACGTCATCTGCGACAAATGCAACACCTCGCGGGCACATGGCAACCACAAAAAATGCAGCAAGCAACGCCAGGCCGAAGGCATCGCCCGGCGCGCAGAGGAGAAACCACAATGAGCGCCGCAGAGAAACTCGACTTCCACATCACCCCCGGCGCCTGGTTCCGCCAGGACCTGCTGTACCCAGTGTTCGGCCTGAGCACCGAAGCTGTTCGTAAATACCGTACACGGGGCCTTTGGCTTGAGGGCAAGCACTGGCGGTACGATCCGGCCAACGTAATTGTCTACAACCGCGCGGCCATTGAACGCTGGATGGAAGGGAAACCATGACCGACAAGATGCCGACAGGCGTTGAGATGAACGGCAAGCAGCTGCGCATTTGGTTCATCTTCAACGGCCAACGGTGCCGGGAACCTCTGGAAGGAATTTCGAAGGTAAACAAGTCCGCGATCGCCTATGCCGACAACAAGCGCCGCACCATCCTCGCGGAAATCAAAGAGGGCCGCTTCGACTATGCGGCCCACTTCCCCAACTCACCCAGGGCCGCCATGTTCACCGGCACCGGCGGCCCGTCGATGAAGCGCACAGTCAAGGAAGGCATTGATCGATGGCTGGAGGTTCAGTGCGCACTGAAAGCGTCGAGCACGGTAGTCAACTACGTGAGCAAGGCCGTGCATGTTGAGAACAAGTTCGGAAAACGTCGAATCGTCGACGTCAGCAAGAGCGATATCGAGTTGTTTCAAGCTCAGTTGCTCAAGCAAGGCCTGGCCCCGAAGACCGTAAACGATATCTTCACCGTCGTCCGCGGGGTCTGGGCTGATGCCTTCGGCGACGGCATCCTGAAAGCCAACCCGCTCGACAGGATCAGCAATGTCGGATCGGACGTCGACCTGGAACATGCTGACCCCTTCAGCCGCACCGAGATCGCGTTGATCGGTAAAGGAGATCCCGTCCGGAGGCCTGATGCCAGAATGATCGAGTTCAACTGCTGGGCCGGGCTGTCGCTGTCCGAAGTCATTGCGCTTGCCGTTGAAGATGTCGACCTTGATGCTGGCCTGGTGCACGTCCGGCGCGCACTGGTCGTTGGTGAATTCAAAGTCCCCAAAGAACGCTCCAGGGTGAGAGTCGTCGAACTGATAGACCCAGCTCTTGAATTGATGCGGGAGATTGTTGCCGCCGCCAAAGAAGCACCAATCGTCGATATCACAGTGATCCAGCGTGACAACATCACGTCGAAGAAGATGAAAGTCCGGTTTCTTTTTCGCAGCTCCACCAGCGGCCTGCTCTGGAGCGGCAAAACTTTGAGCAACTGGTTTACTGCGCATCTGAAAAAGGCAGAAGTCCGCCACCGAGGGGCCAACCAGTGTCGCCACACCTTTGCCAGCCAGATGTTGTCGAGCTACGTCCCGGTCGAGTGGGTGGCCCGGCAGTTAGGGCATGCCGATACAACGATGGTGAGGAAGCATTACGGGAGATGGATACCGAAGGACACCAAGAGCATGGCAGGTATGGTCTCTGCCATGCTGGGCTTTAGGTCATAGCTGAATCTAAAGGGTCAATCTGATCATTGAGAAAACAGAACGATCGCACTGCCGTTGTGGTTCTCAATGATCTTGCCTGCATGCGAATTTGCAAAAGTATGCATGTAGGCGTGATGCACCGTCAGCACCAAATCTTGCAATTCTTCGTCGTCTTCCAGCTTCACCACCTTCAAACCAAAACCCACCGCATCCTCAATATGCAGATGCCTCGAGTGAGTCTTGGTTCCAGCGTGATCATTCAATGCAAGAACGATGTTATCCGCCTTCTGGACGGCCTCCGCATCGTCTTTGAACATGCCACTCACCAGCCAATTCTTAACAATCAGATCTGCAAGCTCAATCGCCTTCTCACACTCTCCTAGAAAGGTGGGGTGATATTTATTGATGATGGCCTGCCAGATCGGCGTGGAAAGAGGATCGCGCTTAACCGCCTCGATAGCATTATCAAACTCTTCAAGAACACCGTGCGCAGGAATACCGCCAAATTGAGGATCGAAAGGGCCGATGTTTGACTGCTTGCCCATCACAATTTCAGAGCAAGCGCAGGCAATCATGGTGCCAGCAGACATCGCCAGTTGAGGAATCACAGCCCGGATATCTGTTCCGTACATCTGCCGCAAGTAATGAACGATCGATTCCGCCGCGGACAAATCACCACCAGGCGTGTGCAGGATCAAATCCAAACCTTGCGTGCGATCTAAGCCATGGACCGCATTCATAAACCCATTTTTATCGTCATCGTTTACCTGCCCGAACGCATAGCCCGGCTTCTGAAGGAAGCCGGAGTAATAGGCGATAACGTTGCGGCCTGTCTTTTTCTGCAAAAGCCCCAGGTATTTTCTACGTACTTCGTCAACAGCGTTCGTACTCGACTGAGCCTTGATAACGATCTCTTCTAAAACCTGGGTCCAATTTGGCATATAAACGTCCATAAAAAAGCCCGGCTGAATACCGGGCTTTTGAGAAGAATCTGAATTACTTTTTAGAGATGACTTTCGCCGAGCTGCCAGCAGAAGTGGCAGCGTAACCCACGCTAGCCTCAGTCAGAATCGAACATTTCTTGAACTGACGAGCGTAGCTAGGCGCGCCCTGATAAGCAGCGCCAGGGGATGGATTCAACCCTAGTAGTGCAAAACCAGCCTCGAAATCAGTACGATTTGTTTGCATATGCAGCTCCGGTAAAGTCTCGTATCCCTACGAGCCCAAAAATTTGGTACGCGATACTAGCAAATGGCTACAAACATTTGAAGCACGCAACGTACATTCTTAATGTATCCGATGATCGCAACGACGAATGGTTCCAACGTTCGGATATTGAATTCCTAGGCAATCATTCCGCTTTTCTTCCGTAATCAGAATCTAGCTGATGGCAACGCGACATGCCATTGCATTTTTATATCAAAGGCTACGGTTAACACTGTTCCGATGATACGAACTGTTTTTCCGGCAAACGAAAACCATACCTCTACCGGCTTTAAGCGTTCCTGAGCGGTGTGCAGAGTAGAAAATCTGCCCTAAAAATGCCCTAAATGAAACGCCAAAAACGAAAAAGCCCCTGAAATCTTTAACAATTTCAGGGGCTTAGTCTTATTCAATAATGGCGGAGAGATAGGGATTCGAACCC